TAGTCATTGTTTGGCAGACAAAAAAATAAAGCGTTATCTGGCCAGCATATCCAAACTACGTAGGTATAAGCGGCACGGTAACGTCCTGTCTGATGATTGAAAGAGGTTGCCGCTCTCGCTGCGGGATGTAAACCGACGCCGTTGCTGCGTTTCTTGTAAGGGTATGAACGTCCGCTCTGGGTCGAAAGCGGTCACTATCACATAATGGATTTGGGCATTTTCAGCCGTTCTGATCCAGCCGATTTAGGGGGCGGGTCGATAGCCGCCATCGCAGGCGGCCATCGACGCAAGGTAGCTAAGCCGTATTCGAATGGGTGAAGAGTCGGATGCAGCCAGATGTTCCGTGCGGCCGGTTGACACTGATCAAGTGGGGTGAAATCTCCGTATCAGCGTACCCGTCACCTCTTATTCAATTGCGCACACTCTTTTCGCGCAGCATCCCGCTGCTGGTCCAGGTAGAGAGCCAGATCAGCAATGTGTATGCCTCGGGCGCTCTTCTGGCTCGGTTCAAGCCGGGTGATCGGTAGCTTGATCTCTCCGGCCAGCACCTTGCGTTGGAATACAAGCGGCGTTAGGTGCGTGAAGTAGTCAGCGCATACCTGTTCGAGCGAGATAATCGCCGTGCCGTTGTACTGCGCCATCAAAAGAAAGGCTGTGTTCACGCATGGCCCTCCTGTTCCAGCGAATTCGTCTCTGCGTTGCTGGGCCGAGCGGATTGCCTACCCTCACTGAGCTGGGTTAGCACCTGCTTGCTGGCAAGGTTAAACAACTCGTCGGCGCTAACTGGCGCTATGGACTGCTCGAAGTTGCGCACGGCCTCAAACCGAGTTCGATACAGCCCGGCCTGGCCGAGCCAAGCGGCTGCGTTGGGGGTCGCGGTCGGTGCGGGATCGTCGTGCTGGCTCATGCTGCCTCCTCCGCGCTTGTGGCACCGGCAGGGGTTTCGCGCAATTGGGTGTGAATCCGTTTAGCCAGGCCTCCCAGTTGGGTGGCTTGCAAGCTCGCGCGTGATGCCTGCTGAGTTGCCTTCATTGCGATTAGCGTCCGCTCAGTCAGATTCAATGTTTCGATGGCGCTGATAAGCAGCTCGTAATCTGTTCTGGCCACTGCTAACCCGGTGTAAGACATGATCCGGGCTTCCAGCTCGCGGATGCTGCCTTTTAGTTGTGCGACAGCAAGGTGATGCCTGCGATGGTCCGCTTCGGTCTGAACTTGGGCTTTGTCCAGGTCGTCTTGAAGGCCTTTGATCTGCAATTTCAGATCGGCTTTCAGGCGCTGTTTGCCGGTGTCCAGGCCTCGGTTGAAGGCGCGATGGCGAGCTTTCGCAAACAGTAAGGGCAGAACAATCAGGGTAGCCAGCCACAGGATACCTAGGGCGAGTACTTGTTGATGCGGTTGCATGTGCTGTGCTCCGAAGTGTCCAGCACCGGCCGGAAGTGTGGTGGTGGCCTGGTGCTGAAGCGTTGCCCCTGATGGCCGGGGCCGCCTCTGTTACGCCGTCTTATTCGCTTGGGTGTCTAGGTAGTCGGCGAGTTCGTGCAGGTAGATCACGTACTGCGCTCGGGCTGAGTGATGCAGCTTTGTAGGCTTCAGCCCAATCTTTCCGGCGTTGATCAACTCCTTGAACCGGCGATCTGTCTTTATGTGCGGGAAGTAGCGCTCTCGCACGGCAGTCAGTGTCGGGCAGGGTGTTGTCCACTCATTGCGCAATTGGCGAAGCGTGTCGGTCATGGGTGCTCCCCGTGACTCACTGGGAGTCGGCCGAGCTTGGCGCGCACCGCTTCGGCAAGCGTGTGCTTACAGCTGCCGTACGCCGTCGCGCGAATCTCGCCTTGGTCGTTGGTGACAACGGTCCCAAACGGTTGCTCTTGGTCGGTGGTGGGGGTGATGAAGGCGCGTAGGCCTTCCGGGAGAACATCGCTCACGCAGTCCAGCGCTTCCATCAAGGCGATAGCGCGTTGGGTCTGTAAGCCCGACTCTGTTCGGCCATTGGCTACGTCCTGCAGGAAATCGCGCAGGGACATGTACTTAGTGGAGTCACCACGGCGCAGGGTTATCGAGCCCGTATAGGGGCCGAACCGCACTTGCAGGTGGTGATCGCGGCTGTCGTTCTCCACCTGAATGTGAGCGTCGACAGTTGTTTCGGGACGCCGTAGCGGGCAGGTGGTGTTCCCGCCATTCTCCAGCGTGCGCTCCAGCAGCATCACGCGGCGTAGATTGATAGTGAATTCGTTCATACCGCACCCCCGTTAGGGACAGCGCGGACGTTGCCCCCAGGGGAGACGATCACTTGCAGACCGGTCGAGCGTTGAAACGCTTCAACGATGGCGGGGTGGGTGCAGGTGGTGGGGTGCAAGTAGATCTTGCACCCGTTCCTGTGCTGTGCAGTTGGCATATCTGGACCTCGGTGGTGAGAGGGTAGAGGTCCAGACAATACTTAAACGAATTTATACGGTCAATACTAATTCGTATTGACCGTATGGGCGGTGTGGTCAGAAGATTTCCAGCTTGGAAACCACTACACCACAGATCGAAGCGTCTTCGGGCAGCTCAATAATTGGGTCAGGCCAAGATGGGTTCAATGGCTTGAGAAATCTGCGCTCCCCCTCCAGTACCAACTGCTTAAACGTGGCTTCCTTGCTGTCTGCGAGCTTGGCGATTACCAGAGAGCCGTTCTCATAATCCTTGTTCGGGTCGACAAAGATGATGTCGCCGTCCATGAACGAGCGCCGCTCATGTGGGTTGAACATTGATAAGCCTCGGACTCTCAGGGCGAACGTCGCGTTGCTATGAGATACAGCGCAAGGCAACCAATTTTCTACATCCTGCAGTTCGAGGACATCCTGCATTTCACACCACGTTCCCGCCTGTACCCATGAGATCAGCGGTACAAATCCGCGAATACGTGGTCCTGGTTCGATGTTGGAGTTGGGGCCGATAACTAGTTCAGGCGCTTCCCCTCCTTTCCAAAGCCACTCGCTGGTGACGCCCAAGGCTTTCGCCAGCTTTTCGACGTTCGCCTGGCGTGGGCTTGCAGAGGTGCCGGTGAGGATTCGGTGGATGGTCGGCTGCGGTACCCCTGACCGTCTTCCCAATTCCCCTTCAGACCACTGCAGTTCATGCATTCGCTGTGCTACGCGCTTTCCTATCACGGCCTATGCTCTGATTCGTTTGCGTATCGGAATTGTATTGCTCGCATCAATTCGTTTGGGTATTATCATGCCAATTCGATAACGCATCGGTGGGTGCAATGACCATTCAAGAGATGCTTCAAAAACTGACTGATCTGGGGTTTTCGCAGCGTGCGATCGCAGATCGAGTTGGCGTCACACAGCCAACGATCTATCGAGCAACCAAAGGCGCGGCCGTCCGCTATGAGATCGGCAAGGCTATTGAGCAGTTCTATGAAGAGCAAAAAAAGGTCGCTGAAAAGCAGCCTAAGTAAGGACTGCTGAGCTAGGGCCTCTCACCACAAGAATTCCTAGCTCAGCAAGCACGGCGCAGAGCGCCGTTGTACCCGCCATCCGGTTGCCTCTCACCACAAGATTCGCCGGATGACTAGAACCGCGTGAAATGCCCGCACAGCACGCAAAGCACAGCACACCGGTTGTATTCACAGGATAGGGCGTACTTACCTCTGTGACTACACCGTTAATCGAGGTTTAACGGTTTATGAGTCGTATCGACACTCTGCCGGGAGTAGGGCCGGCACTATCCCTCAAGCAGGCGCTCTACCGCGCCGGTCGCGATTACAAGGGTGGGATCACCCGCCTGGCGTTTGAGATGGGTATGGATCTCGACGCTCTCCAGAAAAAGCTTAAGCACGACGAAGAGCGCCGCTGGCTCACCCCGGACGAGCTGGAAGAGGTGCTGCAGTGGACCGCAGACCGGCGTGTCCTCGACGCTTTGGGGCGTGCGGCCGGCGTAGTTTGGTACCGACCGTGCCCGATCCCTGCAACCAACGAGCAGTTGAAAGCGGTTGGCCTTTTGCTGAAGGAAGCTGCTGAGTTCGTGAGCAGCATGCACGAAGGTGCTGCTGACAACGTGTGGGAGCTGCACGAAGTGCAGAAGCTTGAGGCGTGTGGCCTGGATGTTATCCGCCAGGTACTGGCGATTACGTCAGGTGCGCGTCAGGCTATGGAGGACCAGGTCAATGGCTGATGCAGTCGATTTCGCGAATGATCAGGTCGAGTACTTTCTCCAGCTGTCGTTGCAGCGCCTTGCGCGTCTGCCTGGCAAGCCGAGCGCACAGTTTTGCGACGACTGCGGCGAGCCGATTCCGTTGGCTCGACAGCAGACCGTCGAGGGCTGCGATACCTGCGTCGACTGCCAGGAGCTGCGGGAGCGCCGTCGATGAGTGAGCGCCCAGTAGCAACTACGGCCGGATGGGCGCGCCGTTACATCGAAACCTTTGGCCTCGCCCTGGTGCCCATTGAACCGGGCGAAAAAGGCCCAAAAGGTAAGGCTTGGAATACCCCTGAGGGCTATATCACCGATGCAAACGCTGCGGAGGCGTTCTGGTTGGAGCATCCCGATCACAACCTTGGTGTTGTGCTCGGCCCTAGTCGTGTTTGTTCGCTTGATGTGGATGATGTCGCGCTGTCCCGTATTGCTTTGCGCGACGCCTTTGGGCTGGATCTGGAGGCGCTCGCAGCTGCATACCCAACCGCTGTGGGTAACCCTGCGCGTTTCCGTGTAATGTTTCGGGTGCCGGATGAGGTTGAGCTGAGCCGGCGCTCTTTGGCGTGGCCAAACCAGGCCGACCCGGATGGTTCGATCTTGAAAGCGCTCACTGCTCAAATGGTGGCGGCGAAGGATGCTGGTGACGCGACACGCGAGGCGGCTCTTAAGATAGCGGCTGAGCCTTTTAAGAAAATCACCGTTTTCGAGTTACGTGGTGGCGCTGTGCAAGACGTTCTGCCGCCCTCCATTCACCCAGGCACCGGTCAGCCGTACACATGGCGTATACCACCATCTGCCGCCGGCCTTCCTGATCTGCCCGCCGAGCTGTTGAACATCTGGCTAAATTGGGACCAGCTCAAGCCCCAGGCGCTCGCAGTGTGCCCGTGGGCTATTAAGTCGGCTCCGGCGGTCTCTCAACCAACCCCGCGCCCTCGTCCAGCCACTGCGCCGTCAGGTAGTTCATTGCCTGAAGTCATTCCTGAGTTCAACCGAACCTACGATATCGCCACTTTGATTGAGGGGCACGGCTACAAGCGCATTGGTGGCAAGTGGCTCTGCCCTCACAGCAGCAGTGGTGACCCTGGTGTGACGATCTCGGAGGGCAAGCTGTATTCGCACCACAGCTCAGATCCGCTGGCTAACGGTCACAAGAATGATGCCTTCGATGTGTACTGCATCCTTGTGCACGACGGCAACCAACGAGAGGCAACCAAAGCGGCGGCGCGAATGTTAGGGCTGGATGCGAAGTCGAGACCGCCGGCCCCTCCGCCCATTGGAGAGCTTACCCAAGCCCCATCGGCTAATGAGCCTGTTGGCCACCTTGAGGATGGGCTGACAAGTGAGGAGGTGCACCGCCATGCAACGCCCACGACAAGCGAGCCCGGCGCGGCCGCCTTCGCGGCCAACGGGGGGGAGGGGGGAAGTACTATGGACATTGCCACCGCAATGCGCCGCTTCGCCCTAGTCGAGGGGACCACAAACGTCTGGGACATGGACAAAGCGAAGCCAATGAAGCGTGGCGGCTTCGAGGCTCTTATAGGCAAGCCGCTTGCGAAGGAGTGGATGGAGCGTACCGACAAGAAGTTGATCGCGCCCGAGCAAGCACAGGAGCTTGATCAGGCTCGGCGTCTCTCAGCCAAGAAAGGCGGTGCACTGAAGCTCGACCCCATCGAGCGATACGTGTACATCGATGGTACCAAGGACGTTTGGGACAGAGAGAAGAAACGCCGTATCGCCGAAGGCGCCGTGAAAATGGCAATGGGGGAAGAGTACAAGTGGTGGCTCAACAGCCAGGATCGCCGCGTGGTGGACGTCGACCATATCGTGTTCGATCCCACCATGACCAAGGATCCCAACATCTACATCAACACCTTCGAAGGGCTGCCTCTGGAGCCGGTGCGTGATGATGCAGCCTGCGAGAATCTGCGCTGGTTGATCTCGTTCCTCTGCAACCATGACGAGGAAGCGCTGGGCTGGCTGACGAAGTGGTTGGCGTATCCGCTCCAGAATATGGGGGCCAAGATGGATACAGCAGTGCTAATGCACTCCATCATGGAGGGATCGGGCAAGAGCCTGCTGTTTGCGGATGTTTTCGGCCAGTTGTACGGCCAGTACTCTGCGACTGTTGGGCAAACGCAGTTGGAAGGTAGCTTCAACGCCTGGCAGAGCCGCAAACTGTGGGCCGTATTCGAGGAGGTCGTCAGCCGCGACCAGCGTTACAACCAAGTGGGTAAGATCAAGCACATGATCACTGGCAAGACCGTGCGGATGGAGTCTAAGTTCATCAATGGATGGGAAGAAGCCAACCACATGAATGCGGTCTTCCTGAGCAACGAGATCATGCCTTGGCCTATCAGTGATGATGATCGTCGTATGCTGGTGATGTGGCCGTTGCAAACGCTGCCGGTAGAGCGCCAAAAGGCCATTGGCCGGGAGTTGGCCAACGGCGGTGTAGCGGCGCTTTACGGCTGGCTGCTCGCGCTCGACCTCGGCGATTTCAATCAGCGTACTCGCCCTCCGAAGACGGAGGCGAGACAACGCCTGGTCGCGCTAAGCCGAACGGCATGGCAAACTTTCCTGAGTCTCTGGCAAACTGGAGAGCTTGGACGAGGTCTTTGGGGTTGCTGCCTCGCTACAGATTTGTACGCGTTGTTCATTGAATGGTGTTCGCGTAACAAAGAGCACTCAATGAGTCAGACGAAGTTCTCACTGATGCTCAGCGCAACGGTCGAGAAGACGCGTTCGATTCCGTGGACGGACGGAAACAACCGTCGATTTGCCGCGTTCTTCTTCCCCTCTGATTCCGATGCTTCCCTACCCCCATCGTTCAATGCGGCCGAGCTGGGGCAAGCCGTTATCACCTGGCGCAGCAAGGCGAAACTTGCAGGGTGGAACGTAGATGCTTGGGAGCACGTGAAGGGGGTGGCTGCATGAAGCCAAATGCCCCTGTGTTGGGTGTGTTGGGTTTGTGTTGGGTAGGTTTGTGTAACCCAACACACGTTGAACCCCCGAATTTCAAGGCTTCCCGTACCTCTGTGTTGGGTGTGTTGGGTTTGCGCACGCGCACGCGTGCGCGGGAAATATTTCTCTCGGCGCAACGGCTCTACAAAAAAACCTATGCGAGGACAAAAAAACCCAACAAACCCAACACACTCAACACACCTATTGATAAGGCACTGAATTTATTGAGTTTTAACTGTGTTGAGTTTGTGTTGGGTTGCGGTTTTTTGTGTTGGGTTGGGGATCTTGGGAGAGCAGACTCATGAATGACGAAGCCGAGCGCCTACAAATGGTTGAGGGGCTGATGCAGCACTGGGGGGAGCAGCGGGCACTCCTCGGGCATCAGGCCGGATTGGGTAGTCAGATGGGCAGCATCATGGAGTGGAAGGGCGCAGCTCCTCGTGGCGGAGTTGCCGGGGCGAGGGTACTTATTAGTGGAGCGGGTTTGGATCATTCAGCAGCGGAGATTGATGCAGCAGTTGCGGAGTTAAACCGCCGTGACAAGCGCGGGGCAATCCTGGCGAAACTGGCCACTTACAGGTATCTGCATGGGGCAACCATCCGTGAGCAAATGCGCGAGGTCGGGCTGGCGGAGGGTGCCGACCGGACCTATCGGAACTGGATCAAGTCACTGCACCTACAGGTGCTGGCCATCCTGATGGCTCGATCTGGGCCAAACAGACGACATACCGTTCGTCGGTTCACAATGCGCCGAGTGTGCGCTGAGGATGCGTCGAAGTAGCGTCAAGACGGAGTACCGAAAATGACCTCTTTTCGGTTTTTCCGATGGCATGTAAAAAGACGCCACGATATGAAAAGTGCGCTTAGGCGCTTCCCCACAAGCACTGTGCTGTGCGACCCGCTCCGATATGTCGGCGCATTGAGAACCCTGCCAACTGGCGGGGTTTTCTTTTTCCGGCGCCGTGCTTTGCCAATGAGGCTTACATGAACAGCGAGCAACAAACGTTAGCCGAACTGCCGATCTGGATGGTGATCGTGCTGTCCTTGGTCGGCGGTGTTTCGGGAGAGATGTGGCGGGCGGATATGGCGGGCGCTCGCGGTTGGGGGCTGATTCGCCGGTTGGCGTTGCGCTCTGGTGCCTGCGTGACCTGCGGTCTTTCGACCAACATGCTGCTGTACGCCCTCGGCGTTTCGGTATGGGCGGCAGCAGCGGTTGGTTGCTTGGCTGCGATGGCTGGCGCCGATGTCGCGATCAACCTCTACATGCGCTGGGCCGCCAAGCGGCTGGGGCTGGAGCAGGCGCCGCCCCAGGCCGGCGAGCCGGGGCAATGACCCGGCCGGCAGCCCCGGCGGGGCGGGGGACCCTGGCGATATGGCCGGGGTACGGGGCAGGAAACCCGCGCGGACTAGCCACTCGGCAGGTGCGGGCGTTGGTGAATTTTGGTTCCTCCCCCCGGGCCGCCCCCTACACGGGTGCGCAGATTCGCGGTTTCCCTGTAGCTGGAATTTCAACAGGGATGTCCGTCTTTTCAAGGACTTAGCGATGGGCAAGACAGTCACCAAACTCGAATTAAGCGAGATCGTTGGCCGTGATGAGCGCACCCTCAGCCGCTGGCAAAAAGACGGCATGCCGGTGATCGAGTTCGGCGTAGGACGCGGCAACGAAAACCAGTACGACACGCAGCTGGTGATCGACTGGCTGATGCGCCAAGCCGCGCTCAACGGCAAGAAAGAATCTACTCGCGACCGTCTGGACCGAATCAGGGGTGACCGCGAAGAACTGGCACTGGCCAAAGACCTGGGCGAGGTCGTGATCGAAGCCGACCTGGTGCAGCGCTTCGAGGCGGTGATTACCGCCGCCAAGATCGAGCTGCTCAACACCCTGCCCGACGAACTGGCTGAGATGTTGTCGGCGCGGTACGGCGTGCAGATCGACGACCAGCTAATTCGCCAACCCATCGAATCGATACTTAGGAGACTGTCCGCGTATGACGAGGACGACGATCTCGCTGGGGATTCTGACGAGCCGGACGATGCGGAGGGCTCTGAAGAAGACGGCGAGTAAGGCAATGGGGCGGGTGTGCCGCAAGTGGGCGCCACCGCCACGCATGACCATCATCGAGTGGGCCGACAAGTACCGTTGGCTGGCCCCCGAGGAGTCCGCCACCCCAGGCAAATACCGCTTCGACAAAACGCCGCACCTGATCTGGCCAGGCGGCCCGCTAGAAGCGCTCGACGATCCGAATGTCGGTGAGATCGTCGGCCGCAAGTCGGCACAGGTAGCCTGGACGTCGGGGGTGTTGGGTAATGCCCTGGGCAAGTGGATCGATCTTGATCCCTCACCGATTCTGATCTTGTTCCCTAAGGCTGAGGCCGCCAAGCAGTACGTGGCGGAAAAGCTGGAGCCGATGATTGAGGCGACCAGGCGGTTGGGCAAGAAGGTCGATCTACGCAGTCGCAAGCTGCAGCAGCGCCAGGACTTCAAGCGCTTCCCTGGCGGCTTTCTGAAAATGGTCGGCTCCAACAGCCCGGCCAGTGTGAAGTCCACGCCGGTACCACGCGTAGCCATCGAAGAGCCCGACGACTGCAATCTTAACCTGCGTGGGCAAGGCGACAGCATCAAGCTGGCGAAAGAGCGTCTGAAAACCTTCCGGCGCTCGAAGATTATCATCGGTGGGACGCCGACCATTAAAGGGCTGTCGGCCATCGACGCAGAGCTTGAGCTGTCGGACAAGCGCGTGGGGCTAGTGCCGTGCCATGGCTGCGGTCAATCGCATGCCCTGAGCTTCGACCATCTGCACTGCGATGAAGACCCGCACTATAACCATGAGGTCTACCGCAAGCGTCGCCCGGAGACGGCCTATTACGCCTGTCCGCACTGCGGCGAGGTATGGGACGACCACCAGAAAAACGCCAACCTGCGGCACGGGCGCTGGGAGGCGACCGCCGAATTTCGCGGTATCGCTGGCTACATCCTCAACGAGCTATATGCCACGTTCCACGGCTCGCGGTTTGAAGTGCTGATGGAAAAGAAGCTGCAGGCCGAGCATGCCGCCTCAATGGGTAACATCGGACCGATGATTGCCTTCACCAACAGCTCGATGGGTGAAAGCTATGAGTACAAGAGCAACGCACCCAAGACCGACGAGCTGGAGAAGCGCGCCGAACCCTATGCCGAGCTGACGGCGCCGAAAGGTGTCTTGCTGGTCACGGTAGGGGTGGACGTGCAGGGCGACCGCCTAGCGCTGGTGATCATCGGCTGGGGCAGGGGAGAAGAGTCCTGGCGGTTGTACTGGGGCGAGCTGCCAGGCAACCCCATTGATCCGAACGACGCCGTGTGGGGAGAGCTGGACCGCATCATCGCCACGCCTATCCCGACCGAGGGCGGCTCACAGATTGCGGTCTCGGCCGTCAGCATCGACAGTTCGGACGGCAACACCAGTGATGCGGTATACACCTACGTTCGCGACCGTCAGCGCTTCAACATCATGGCGATCAAGGGCGCGTCGATTGATAGCCGCGACCGGGAGATCTTCACCAAACCGGCGCAGTCGACCGATACCACCCAGGACAACACCAAGGCGGCCAAGTACGGCTTACGTGTTTTCATCGTTGGGACGCACAAAGCCAAGACGCTGATCGATGGCCGCATGCGGCTCAAGGGCAGCGGGCCAGGGCGCATGCACTGGTACAGCGAGATCCGCGCGGACTACTACGAGCAGTTGACGAACGAAGTGCTGGCCCCGCATCCGCGCATTCCTAGCCGCATGGTCTGGCAGAAGAAGGCCGGCCGGCGCAACGAGGCTCTGGACTGCGAGGTGTACGCACTGCACGCCGCGCGCAGCCTGAAGACGCACCTGCTGCGCGATCACGAATGGGACCAGCTAGAGCAGCAACAGCTGCAGCCTACCCTTTTCAACACCGAGCAGGCGGTGGCGCCAGTTCCACGTCGCGCGGTCGCTCGCGGTCGTGGGACACGGAGCCGCGTCGGCTAATCGAGGTTCACCATGACAGAAGCAGAACAACGCCTGACGGAAGTCAGGGCGGCGATCTCGGCCGTTCTCAAGAATGGCCAGCGGCTACGCCGAGCCGACCGGGAGATCCAGCTGGCCGAGCTTAATAGCCTGCGGCTGCTGGAAAAGCAGTACGCAGATCAGGTCGCGCTGGAGCAGGCCGCACGCGCGCGACGTGGACGTAACCGTGTCTCTTACGTGGGGCTTTGAGCATGTGGCCGTTTCGTAAACGAGAGTCCGCAACCGAGCAACTGATGAGCGAGGCGATTAGGGTGGCCAGGGCATCGGTTGAAGATCAGCAGATCGTTGCCCAGGGCGGCGGTGGCGGTGTCGAAACGCGCTGGCGTGGTGCTTCGCGGGTACTGCGTAGCGTGGCCAGTTGGATACCTGGCCTGGGTAGCCCACGGCGTGACTTCAATCAAAACGAGCGGCGCATGCTGGTCGCGCGCTCACGCGATGCGATGCGCAACCATCTGGTGGCTCGCGCTGCGATCACCCGGCTGCGTACCAACGTGGTGGGCACAGGTCTGGTCTGCCGTGCGCAGGTCGACTACGAGGCATTGGGCATCACCGAGGAACGGGCCGAGCAGCTCAACAGCCAACTCGACCGGCTATGGTCGTTGTATGCCGACGACCCGCGCGAGTGCGATGCCGAAGCCACGCTCAACCACTACCAGTTGCAGGCCTTGGTGCTGGTGTCTTCGATGGTGGCTGGCGATGTGTTTGTGGCTAGCCCCGATCAAGAGCGCGCTGGCTGCCTGTTCAGCACGCGCTTGCAACTGATCGAATCGGATCGGGTGGGCAACCCCAACAGCGGCATGGACCGAAGGGATCTGGTCGAGGGGATTGAGTTCGATGGCCTGGGCGCGCCAGTGGCCTATCACGTCTGTACCGGTTATCCAGGTGAGCATCTGGCAGGTAACCCACTGCGCTGGGAGCGTCTGCAAGTGTTCGGTGAGGCGACAGGCCGGCGGCGAGTGCTTCACGTCATGTCAGACAAAGAGCGGCCCGGTCAGAAGCGCGGCGCACCGTACCTGTCGCCTGTGCTGGAGCCTTTGCAGAAGCTGGAGCGCTACAGCAGCGCCGAGCTGATGGCCGCTGTGATCTCGGCGATGTTCACCGTGTTCATCAAGAAGGGCGACAACTTCCAGTCGGGCAACCTGCCCATGTCGGCTCTGGCAGAAGAGCAGCCAGGCGGTGACGACACGTCGGACGGCGAGCTGGCGCTGGGCGAGGGGGCCATCGTGGACCTAGGCGTGGGCGAAGAGCCGATAGTGGCCAACCCCAGCCGGCCGAACGCGCAGTTCGATCCGTTCTTCACCGCCGTAGTGAAGGAGATCGGCGCAGCGCTGGAGCTGCCGATGGAGGAGCTGCTGTTGCACTACAGCAGCAGCTACAGCGCCGCGCGTGCCGCCATGCTGCAGGCGTGGCGTTTCTACAGCCTGCGCCGTTGGTGGCTGGCGTGCGACTTCTGCCAGCCGAGCCGCGAGCTGATCATCGACGAAGCCGTGGCCCGTGGCCTGATCAACTTGCCCGGCTACAGCGACACCGCTAAGCGCAAAGCCTATTGCCAAGCCATCTGGATCGGCCCGGCACGCGGTGCCATCGATGAACTCAAGGAAGCCAACGCGGCCGGCAAACGAATCGAGATCGGCGTCAGCAACGAGACACTAGAAACCGCTGCGATGACCGGTGAGCCCTGGCAGCAAGTGATCCGGCAACGGACCCGCGAAGTCGGCTACCGACGTGAACACAACATCCAAGCCCTGCCCAAAGGCGGCCTGGAAGACCCGCCCGAATCTAAAGAGACCTGATCATGCCAAGAGCACTGGAGCTGGCTGCCTCGCAGCCCTGGCTGATGCTGCCTGACGCCCTGGATAACCTGCTGACGATCTCGGACCGCATGGGTGACCCGCTGGCGCTGGCCACTAAGCGCGGCGAACAACTAGAAGAGACCCGCCGCGTCACGCTACGGGGCAACGTCGCATTGGTGCCGGTCATTGGCCCCATCTTTCGCTACGCCAACCTGTTCACCGAGATCAGCGGCGCGACAAGCACCCAGGTGTTGGGCAGCGATATCCAGCGCGCGCTGGACGACCCCAAGGTCAAGTCCATCGTGCTCAACATCGACAGCCCAGGCGGTGTGGCATCGGGCATCAACGAGCTGGCCGAGCTGATCTATCAGGGTAGGTCGCGCAAACGCATCGTCGCCTACATCGGCGGCATCGGCGCGAGCGCGGCCTACTGGATCGCATCGGCGGCCCACGAAATCGTCATCGACGAAGCGAGTCTCGCCGGCAGCATTGGCGTGGTCGTGGAAGCCGTTGTCGATGACGAAAAAGCCAGCGGCCGCACCCGGTACCAGATCGTCAGCCGCAACGCGCCCAACAAGCGGCCGGATCTCGGTACCGAAGAGGGGCGCGCCAAGCTCGGCGAAACCATAGACGCCCTGGGCGATGTCTTCGTCGGCAAGGTGGCCCGCAACCTTGATGTAGCAGCAGAGCAAGTCCCCGAGATGGGCGACCACGGCGGCATCCGCGTCGGTGCTGATGCCGTTAAGCACGGCCTGGCCCACCGGGTGGGGTCGCTTGAATCGCTTATCACTGAATTGGCCAATCCGGCCTTCAACTCACCAAGGAACAACACCATGACCACTGTTAAGACCACGGCAGATCTGCGCACGGCGCTCGCAGCCGGCACAGACCCCTCCACCATTGAGATCGCCCAGGCGGAGCAGCCAGACCTCTCGGCAATCCGTACCGAGGCCGCTACCGCCGAACGTGAGCGCATCAAGGGCATCAACGCGCTGGCCAGTAAAGGGTTTGAAAAGGAAGTCGAGGCGGCCATTGAGGACGGCAGCAGCGTCGAGGCCACCGCCATGGTGATGTTCAAGGCGGCTCAAGACCGCGGCATTTCCCTTTCCGGGATCAAGGCCGATGCCCAGGGCGTGAGCAGCGCCACCCCACCCGCAGGCGGCAAGGAAGGCGAGCGCAAAGCCGCCGTCAGCGCAATTGTTGCAGGCGCCTCGCGCCGTTGATAGGAGCCCGATATGTCCAATCCTGAACGCAAGACCTTCCTGCCAAGCCAGCTGTCGGCCGGGGACTTCCCCATTGTGATCGACTCCGGCGTTATCGCGGCCGGTCAAATTCTTACGCGCGGAGCTGTCCTGGGCCAGGTCACCGACAGCCGTGAGTACGTGCTGTGCAAGACCGCCGCGTCAGACGGCTCGAAAACCCCGACCGCCATCCTCGATCAGGACGTCGACACCACCAATGGCGCCAAGGCTGCGCCGATCCGGCTCACCGGCCAAGTACTCGGCAACCGGCTCACCCTTGGCGAGGGCCTGACGCTGGCCGCTGCCAAGGCCGCGCTGCGACCTCTCTGCCTCTTCATTCGTTAACGGAGCCCCCATGACCGATATCTTCGACACCCTGACCATGCTGGAAGCCGTCGAGCAGATGAGCCCGCCGCGCCGCTTCCTGCTTAACACCTTCTTTAACGGCGGTATGCCCGAGACGTTTGGCACAGAGGCGGTGACCATCGACATCATCAAAGGCCAGCGCAAGATGGCGCCGTTCGTTCATCCGACGCTGCCCGGTAGCGTCTCGCAGCGCACAGGCTTCACGTCCTCGACCTACAAGCCGCCCTACATCCAGCCCAAGCGTTCGACGCGTGCAGAGCTGATCCTGAAGCGCTCGGCCGGCGACAACCCGTTTTCCACGCGTACCGCGCTGGAGCGGGCGGGTGAGCGGCTTGGCCGAGACCTGCTGGAGCTGGATGAAGAAATCATCCGTCGCGAAGAATGGATGTGCGCCCAGGCGCTGACCACCGGCAAGATCCGTGTGGTGGGCGATGGCGTGGATGACACCATCGACTTTCTGATGGAGGAGACCCATAAAGTTACGCTGGCTAGCGGCCGCTGGGACACCGACGCATCGGACCCTATCGGCAACCTGCGTCAATGGCGGCGTCTGATTGCCAAGGATTCGGGCCGCTCCGCCAACGTCGCCGTGCTAAGCAGCGGCGCTCAGGACGCGTTCCAGAGCAACAAGAAAGTGCTGGAGCAGCTCAACAGCCGCCGAGTCGATCTGGGTCTCATCAAGCCCGAAGAGTTGCCGGATGGCGTGACCTACATCGGCTACCTCAACGATCCTGGCGTCGACCTGTACGCCTATGACGAATGGTACGCGGATGACGATGGCAAGGATCAACCCGTGATCCCCGAAGGCGGTTTGATCCTCGGTTCCACCTCGACCCGTAACGCGATGCTGTACGCGGCCATTCAGGACATGGAAGCCATCGAGAGCGGCCTGGTCGAAGCAGCCCGCTTCCCGAAGAGCTGGGTAACCCAAGAGCCAAGCATGCGCTGGTTGAAGCTGCAGTCGGCGCCGTTGGCCGGCCTGCTCGAGCCAAACGCTTTCCTCTTTGCAAAGGTGGTGTGACATGGCTGGCAAAGTCGAATACGTGGTTGTCGATGGCTGCATTCAGGACGGCAAGCAGATCATCAAGAAGGGGGAGATCTACACGCCGTCGAGCAAAGAGCTGACCCAGTTGCTGCTTCAGGAGGGCAAGATCGCCGGCCGTGGCCAGCTGCCCGTAGCGGCGGCCGGCGATGACCACGAGACCTGATCATGGCCTTCCGCGAGAACGTGGCGTTCATGGACTCCGCGCTTCTGGACGTGCTGGGCGATGAGGCCGAGATCGACGGATTAGCCGAGCCGGTGCCTGGATTTTTCTCGGCACCATGGCTGCAGCCCAAGCTCGGCCAGATCAACACCGGTCTGCGCGAACCTACGTTTGCCGTGCGGATCATGCACGCGAACGGTATCAAGGAAGGCATGCACCTGGCTATCAAGCTAGCGCCGGAGGATGGCGGCGGGCGGTACGTCATTGCCGCTCGCAAGCCTGACGGCACCGGTTGGATCAACCTGACCCTGCGGGAGGTTCGATGAGCATTGGTTCTTTCTACAAGACCTCGGCCGACGCCGGTATGCTGACACTGCAGCTCGATCCTAAAAGCCTTAGTGGTTATGAAGAGTTCGCCAGGCTGGTCCCCAAAGCCATCACGGCTGCTCAGCGTCGAGCCATCAACAAGACGCTGCGCTGGCTGCGCACGCATATCGCGCGTGATGTGGGCAGCCAAGAGCGTATTGCTGTCACCGCTGTGAGGCAGCGGCTCAAGGCGTACATGTCGGGTAACAACGGCCAGGGCAAGCTCTGGTTCGGTATCCGTCCGCTCGAAGCCAGCCGAGCGGGCCGCGTGCGGCAAAGCCGTACCGGGGTGTCGGTGGCAGGCCGGCGCTATCAGGGCGCGTTCTTCAAGACCGTTTACGGGGGGCGGCCTGACATCTGGATACGCACGGCCAGCAAGCACTTCGATGCCAGCCTGTTTCCAGATGTCGAGGCTGCTCGCGGTGGCCATCGCTCCGGCTGGATCGCGGAAAACGGTAGCCGCTTCCCATTGGCTAAGGCCAAGATCTCGCTGGACGACGTGCGGCCACACTTTGAGGCCTGGACTCGCAAGGCGCACGTGCGCTTGCAGGTGGTTCTGGAGCAGGAGCTGAACTTCGAGCTGCTCAAACACTTGAGGAAAACTGGCAATGGATGACGAATCGATCCCGCTGGCCGGCGTGTATGCAGCCATAGAGCGGCACATCAGTGAAGCTATTCCGGGCCTGGCTTATGTCGGCACGATGCCAGAAGGCTTAGAGGTCGTGCCGCCGCCTGCAGTTGTGCTGGAGTTGGCCGGCTTTGAGGCGGCAGAGGATGACCCTGGTACTGGGGAAACGGCGGTTGACGCTCGATTCGAGGCGCGGGTGATCGTCCCGGCAGAAGAGGGCAGATGCCTGCACATCGCGGCCTTCGTCGCAGCGCAACTCGCGGTGCTGCTGCGGATGCAGTCGTGGGGACTGCCGTGCGGCCTTGCCGAGTTCATCCGCGCCGAGCGTGACTGGAGCCGTCCCGAGCTGGACAGCTTTGCCGTCTGGGTCGTTGAGTGGAGCCAAGTGCTCTATCTAGGCAAGGAAGAATGGCCTTGGCCCCGAGAGCCCGGCCCACTGGTCGTCGCGTTCGATCCAGATACCGGCCCAGGCAATGAGCATCACTACGTCGCGCCGGAGGCTTTGGTTTGACGTACGCAACCGCGCAGCATGACCGCATGTTGTCATGCATGGTGATCCCCTGCCGGGTGGTGGCCGTTGATGTGGCGGCCGCCATGGTGCGCGTTTCCGATGGCAGCGGCTGGACCAGTGCCTGGGTCCGCTGGCATGCCCAGGCTGCGGGCAAGGCCCGCCATTGGCGTGCGCCCAGTCTGAACGAGCAGGGTGCGCTAATCAGCCCGAGCGGCGAGCCCGCCCAGGGCACGTTTGTGCCTGGGCTCTACGGCAACGCCGGTGCACAGCCAGATAACCGTGAGCACGTAGAGGTATGGCGTTTCGATGACGGCGGCTCGCTGGTCTACGACTGGCAGGCAAAGAGCTACACCATCACGCTTCCGAGCGGCACGGTTGCTGTAAAGGTGGCCGGCAGTGAAGTGGTGGTGACCGATAACGCGATTACAGCCAAAGCGGCAGCCATCACCATGACCGGACCTGTGACAATCAACGGAGAGTTGAGCGTAACGGGGGACATTTTAGGTGGTGCGCGAATCATCGACACCGCTGGCAACACGCCAAATCACAAACACTAACAGCCCGCTCTAGCGGGCTTTTTCATCTCTGGAGCATCCCATGGGAACCAAGAAAGCTCCCGCTGCGCCCAGTGCGCCGGCGGCGCTGATCTATTGCGACAAAACCTACGCGCAGCGCTCGCTATTCATGCCCAACGGCCGCGAGCTGAAAGTGCAGCGCGGCCGCCTGGTTGTCCAGCCCGACGACGACGAGGCGCGCCAGTATCTGGACGCGCGGCGAGATTTCGAGGCGTTGAGCCAGGAGGGGTAACCCATGATCGGAATGGACCGCCGAACGGGTAAGCCGCTGTCGGGCCTGGCCCATCTGCGGCAGTCCATTGAGGACATTCTGACCACACCCCTGGGCTCTAGGCGCATGCGTCCGGACTACGGGAGCACCATTCGCCGTTACGTCGACCTGCCGGTGAATGAAGGCTGGAAAAGCGCCGTACAGGCCGAAGTGGCGCGCGCCCTGGGGCGATGGGAACCCCGCCTGAAGTTGGAGCGGGTCAAGGTGGTTTCAGTCGTGTGCGGGCAAATCACCCTGCAGCTGACCGGCAAGTACCTGGGCGACGACGCGGTACTGGAGATAAGTGCATGACCATTGACTTAACGGCGCTGCCGGCGCCGGCAGTGCTTGAGGCGCTGGACTTCGAGGAAACGTATCAGGCCGAGCTGGCGACCTACCGCCAGTTGATGGAGGAGGACGGGCAAGAGTGGTCCGCGCCGCTGGAAAGCGACCCGGTTACCAAGCTGATCGAGCTTGGCAGCTATCGGCGCTTGCTCAACCGGGCGCGGGTCAACGATGCCAGCAAGGCGCTGCTGCTGGCCTACGCCAAAGGTACCGACCTTGACCAGCTGGCGGCAAACGTCAACCTCAAACGCCTGGTCATCCAGGCCGAGGATTTAGCCGCAGTGCCGCCGGTGCCGGCGGTGATGGAGGAAGACGACGCGCTTCGCGAACGGGTGCAGCTGGTGTATGAGGGCCTGACCACGGCCGGGCCGCGTAACAGCTACATCTTGCACGCCCGTAATGCCTCGGGCCTGGTAGCCGATGCCACGGCTGAAAGCCCGTCGCCGGCGGTGGTAGTTGTCACCGTGCTGTCGCTGGAGGGTAACGGCGCGGCCCCGGCCGATCTGGTCACAACCGTTGCAGCGCAGCTCAATGACGACGACGTGCGGCCGGTAGCGGATCGGGTCATAGTGCAGAGCGCGCAGATACTGCCGTACAAGGTCGATGCCAAGGTCTACATGGTCAGCAACGGCCCTGAGAATGAGGCGATTCTGGCGACGTGCCGCGAGCGCCTGCAGGCGTGGATTAACCCCCGGCGCCGGCTGGGGGTTGAGGTGGCCAGGTCCGGTGTTGACGCCCAGTTGCACATCAACGGGGTTTCACGGGTTGAGCTGACCGCCTGGACGGATATCAAGCCCACCAAGGCGCAGGCGGCGTGGTGTACAGGCATCAACGTACTGCGGGGTACGTGATGACCAGCCTACTCCCCAACAACGCGACGCCGCTTGAGCGGGCCGTGGAGGGCGCCGGGACCGAAACCACGGCCATTACGCTGCGCACGCTGTACAACCCGGACACGTGCCCAGCGCACCTGCTGTACCAGCTGGCATGGGCCTGGTCTGTCGACCGCTGGGACGACGGATGGTCGGAGACGGTTAAACGCTCGGTCATCAAGTCCTCGTTTTACATCCACAAGCACAAGGGAACCATCGGCGCGCTGCGCCGCGTGGTGGAGCCGTTCGGCTACCTGATTGAGGTGGTCGAGTGGTGGAACATGGCCCCGGCGGGCGTGCCTGGCACCTTTGCGCTCAAGGTCGGTGTATCGGACTCCGGTATCAGCGACGACACCTACCGGGAATTGTCGGCGCTGCTCGATGACGCCCGGCCCGTCAGCCGGCACATGGTCGGCCTGGAAATCAGCCTTGAAACCAATGGCCGCTTCTACCTCGGTGCAAGCCTTAGCGAAGGCGACATTCTTAGCGTTTACCCGCCCATGCAGCGTGACATTGAAGTCATCGGCGTGATTGGGCGTGGGGGCCGCGAAACCACAATTGACACTCTGGAAATCGGATATGGCGGATAAGAACACGCAGTTCTACGCGATCCTCACGAACACCGGCGCGGCCAAGCAGGCCAACGCCGACGCGCTGGGCATCCCGTGGAAAATCACGCAAATGGGGGTTGGCGATGCCAATGGCGCCGAACCCACCCCGAACGCAACGCAAAAGTCGCTGATCAACGAATGGCGCCGTGCACCGCTGAATCAGTTGAAGGTCGACGACAACGACCCGTCAATCATCGTGGCCGAGCAAGTCATACCGGCCGACATTGGCGGTAAGTGGATTCGGGAAATCGGTCTGTACGACGAGGCCGGCGACCTGGTGGCTGTGGCCAACTGCGCGCCGACCTACAAGCCGTTACTGTCACAGGGCTCGGGACGCACGCAGATTCTGCGCATGAGCCTTGTGGTGAGCAGTGCGGCAAATGTGCAACTCAAGATCGACCCGAGCGTCGTGCTGGCTACCCGTGAATGGGTCACCGAGGAGCTGAGCCGTCAGGACTTCAAGCACTCGGTGCTTGCAGCTACCACCGGGAACATCACCCTGAGCGGCCAGCAAACAATCGACGGTATAGCGCTGCCGGTCGGCGCTCGGGTGCTGGTCAAAGACCAGAACGCCGCAAAGGATAATGGTTTGTATGTGGTTGCGTCGGGGGCGTGGGCTCGCAGTGCTGATGCCAATACCAGCGCCAAGGTGACACCAAATCTTCTGGTCTTGGTTGAGCGCGGCACGGCCAACGGCGACAGCGCATGGCAGCTGGTTACTGATCCGACAATCAGCCTCGGCGTGACGGCCCTTGGGTTTGAAATGGCCTTCGGGCGAACCGGTGTCGCTCCTGGGACGTACCGCAGCGTGCAAGTGGACAAGTACGGCCGAGTGGTCGCCGGCACAAGTCCAACCACGGTTGCTGGCTATGGTTTGACTGACGTTTACACCAAGACGCAGGTTGATAGCGCCCTGGACAAGAAAGCCGACTTGGCATCGCCCAAGTTCACAGGTCTGCCCGAAGCGCCTACGGCCGAGGTGGGGACCAGTTCCAGCCAGATTGCGACCATGCGCGCTCTTATCCAAGGGCTGTCAGCGTTCGGTCTGACAACCGACAAGACTTCGCGTCCGGCGGACTTGGATGCGCTGCGCGGCACGCGGTTTTTTGGATTCACGCACTGGACGGTCGGCGCGCCTGTCGAGGCGGGGCCATATGACGCTGTCGGATTCCAGATTGAGTCGTTTGGCCAGCGTACCCAGTTCGCTGTTTCGGCCGGAGCCAAGCTGCAGATTCGCACGGACGATAGCGAGGACTACAGCGGGTTCGATGCGTGGACCGAACTGTCATCAGTCAACGCTTTGAATACTCTGGCCGCTACGCTGACAGCGCAACTGGAACATAAGGCGCCTTTGGCCAGCCCGGACCTGACCGGAAAACCAACCACGCCGACCCCGGCCAAAGGCAACAAGTCCAAGCTCATTGCCAACACCGAATACGTGCAGACAGAAATCGCCGCATTGGTGGACTCGTCGCCTGGTTCGCTGGACACCCTGAGAGAGCTGGCGGCAGCGTTGGGCAACGATCCAAATTTTGCCACCACGATAGTTAACGAGCTGGCAAAAAAAGCCAACTTGGCATCACCCAAGTTCACCGGTACGCCCGAGGGGCCAACCGCGCCAGTTGGAACGAATACCGACCAGCTGGCAACCATGAAGGCTTTGCTGCAAGCGCTCGCATCGTTCGGCTTGGCGCCTGGTAGGTCGATGTTTGTCGATGACGTGAATTCGTTGCGCGGTACCTGTTTCTTTGGCTTTGGTGACAAGGCCGTGGGGGCGATTGATTCAGGCGTCTATGATGCGATTGGTTTTCAGATCGAATCCGTGGGCCAACGCACACAGTTTGCAGTACCTGGTGGCGCTAGGCTGTACGTGCGCACGGATGACAGCAGCGACGCGAGTGGGTTTGAGCCATGGGCCGAAATGGCCTCTCTGAACGCCCTGAATCTGTTGGCCGATATCGTGGCAGGCAAAGCCCCTATCGCCTCGCCAAAGTTCACCGGCGTCCCGGAAGTGCCGAAAGCTGCCAGAGGCACAAATAATGGTCAGGCGGCTAGCACGGCATTTGTTCAAGAGGTCGCCGGCGACCTGGTGGACTCCGCGCCTAGCGTGCTGAACACCTTGAAGAAGTTGGCCGCTGCGATTGGCAATGATGCGAGTTTCAGCAGCACTATTGCCGGCCTTCTTGCTCTCAAGGCGCCGTTGGCAAGTCCGGCATTTACCGGCAATGTCACGGTGCCGACCGCCGCTAAGGGCAACAAGTCCAAGCTCGCCGCCAGTACCGAATACGTGCAAGGCGAAATCGCCGCATTGGTCGATTCGTCGCCAAGCGCGCTGGATACCTTGAAAGAGCTGGCAGCGGCGCTTGGTAATGACCCGAACTTTGCCACAACCATGCTCAACGAGCTGGCCAAGAAAGCTACCATTGCTTCGCCCAAGTTTACGGGCGCCCCGGAGGCGCCTACGGCGCCCGTGGGCACCAATACTGACCAGCTCGCCACGACAAAGGGGCTTTTACAGGCATTGGCAGCTTTTGGTCTGACCTCTGGTCGCTCTGCAAACGTTTCGGACCTGGACAATCTCCGGGGTACGTCGTTCTTCGGTTACAGCAACGTTAGCGTGGGCGCTGAGGATACGGGCGGGGGCTATGACGCGGTCGGCTTCCAGATCGAGGCGCTTGGGCAGCGTACCCAGTTTGGGATCACCACCGCGTCGAAGGTGGCCGTCAGAACCGACGACAGCAACGACTACAGCGGTTTCTCGCCGTGGCTTGAATTGGCCACGGTGGAAGCGCTCAAAGCTCTGGAAGCCCAAAATGTAGGTATGTCGGCCCACTTTGCGATGGCCACGCCGCCCCCTGGTTGGTTGAAGCGAAACGGTGCGGCCGTATCGCGCACGACCTATGCGGCGCTGTTTGCCAAGATCGGCACGACCTGGGGCGCTGGCGATGGCTCGACTACGTTCAACCTGCCTGATGGTCGAGGCAGCTTTGACCGTGGTTGGGACGATGGGCGCAACTTGGACAAGGGGCGCGCGTTTGGCTCCGAGCAAGAGTCAGCCAACCTTAGCCACTACCACCCGGCGGCGGTTTCCACCGACGGCGCGCATACGCACTCTACAACGCTGGTCAGAGAGCGCATTACCTCCGGCTACGTTCCAGACGGCGGCAATGCGGTGCTGGGTGACCAAGAAAGTGACGGCTACCAGACCTTTACAACAACCGCCAACGGCGCTCACAAGCACTCGGTAGTCGTCGGTTCATCCGGTGAGAGTGAATCGCGCCCTCACAACGGCGCCTATCTGGCGTGCATCAAGTATTGAAGGATTAAACCGTGGAAGACCAATCCCCCAGCACAAGCGCAGCGGAAACACCTTGGTGGCTGTTACCGGGCGTGATGGCTCCGATCATCTGTAACCTCGCGCCTGGCACCGGCGAGTTTCTATCGAGCAGCCCCGCTGATCCAAGCCCGCTGGAGCCTGATGTGTGGCTGTATCCAGCACATAGCTGCCAACTCGAACCGCCAGTGGTGCCCGAGGGTTTCGCCGCCGTTGCCGTGGAGGACGGCAAGGCTTGGCAAATTGTGGCCGACCATCGTGGCGCCACGGTCTACAGCACCGAGACGGGCGAACCCCGCCAGTGGCAGGCCTTGGGCAATCTGCCCGAGGGTTACACGCTGCAGGCGCCGCAATCGGAGTTCGACACCTGGCAGGGTGACAAGTGGGCGCCCGATGAAAGCGCCATTGCTGATGCCGCGCGGCAAGCGGCCTACCTCAAGCAGCAGCTGGCCAACCAGTACGCCACGGCACGAATCAGTACGCTGCAGGATGCCGTATCCATGGACATGGCCACCGAGGCCGAGGCCGAAGCGCTCAAGGCGTGGAAGGTCTACCGCGTTGAGCTGAGCCGCCTGGATATCACCACCACTGCCCCGGCCGATGATGATTGGCCAGGCAGCCCTAACGACGAAGCGCTGGCCGTGTGGCTGGCTTCGCAAACCCACTAAGCGCCCCGCACTGACGGGGCGTTTTCTTTTCCGCTGCACCTCAAGGCCCCGCACGCGGGGCTTTCTCATATCAGGAGAATGGTTTTATGAGTGGTTTTTTCCACGGCGTTACCGTAACGAACGTCGATACCGGCGCCCGCAGCATTGCCCTGCCGTCGTCCTCGATCATCGGCCTGGTCGACACCTTCACCCCAGGGCCTGGCGCGGGTGCTACCCCGACCGCCAAGGAAAACGACCTGGTGCTGATCACCAGCGAGCGCGAAGCGGTAGCCGCTTTCGGCGCTGATGCGGCCATTACCAAGGCCTGCCGTGCGATCTACCAGCGCGCCAAGGCCGTCATTGTCGCCTGCGGCGTGGCCAAGCTGAGCGACCCCGCTGAGCAAACATCGGCCATCATCGGCGGCGAGCTGGCCAACGGTAGCCGTACTGGCCTGCAGGCGCTGCGCGACGGTAAAAGCCGGTTCAACGCCCAGCCTCGTCTGTTGGTGGCGCCCAAGCACAGTGCTACCCAAGCGGTAGGCACTGCGCTGGTCGGGCTGGCTGACAAGTTGCGCGGTCTGGCCATCATCGACGGCCCAGGCACCACCGACGAGGCAGCCATTGCCTACGCGGCCGGCTTCGGCTCGAAACGCGCATTCATGACCGACCCCGGTGTGCAGTATTGGGATACCAGCAAAAGCGCCACAGTCGATGCGCCTGGCTCGGCCTGGGTGGCCGGCCTGTTCGCCTGGACCGACAGCGAATACGGCTTCTGGGCCTCGCCGTCCAACAAGGAGTTCGTAGGCATCACCGGCACGACCCGTCCTATCGAGTTCCTCGACGGTGACGAAACCTGCCGGGCCAACCTGCTCAACAACGCCAACATCGCGACCATCATTCGCGACGACGGTTACCGCCTGTGGGGTAACCGCACCTTGTCGAGCGATCCGAAATGGGCGTTTGTCACCCGCGTGCGAACGCTCGATATCGTCATGGACGCTATCCAGGCAGGGCACAAATGGGCGGTAGACCGCTCGATCACGTCCACTTACGTCAAGGACGTAACCGAGGGCCTACAGAACTTCATGCGCGACCTGAAAGCTCAGGGCGCAATCATCAACTTTGAAGTGTACGCCGACCCTGAGCTGAACACGGCCAGCCAGCTGGGGCAGGGCAAGGTGTATTGGAACATCCGCTTTACCGATGTGCCGCCTGCCGAAAACCCCAATTTCCGCGTTGAAGTCACTGACCAGTGGCTGACCGAAGTCCTCGACACCGCCGCTTAAGGAGCAACACCACCATGGCAATGATTCCCGAAACCCTGGCCAACCTGAACTTGTTCGTAGACGGCATCAGCTTCCAGGGCGATGTACCCAGCCTGACCCTGCCCAAACTCACGCTCAAGATGGAAGAACACCGCCCCGGCGGCATGGACATGCCCGTTGAGCTGGACATGGGCATGGAAAAACAAGAAGCCAGTTTCACCACCACCGGCGTGCGCCGTGAGGCGTTGAACCACTTCGGCCTGGCCGATGGTACCGCGTTCAACGGCACGTTCCGTGGCGCCTTCAAGGGCCTGAAAGGCGCCATCAAGCCGGTGGCCGTCACCCTGCGTGGCTCACTGAAAGAAATCGACATGGGCGACTGGAAGGCCGGTGACAAGGCCGAAATCAAGCACGCCGTGGCGCTGACCTTCTACAAGCTCGAAGTAGACGGCCGTGTCTTATACGAAATCGACGCGCTTGGCATGCGCCGCGTTATCAACGGCGTTGACCAGCTGGCTGCCCAGCGCCAGGCCCTGGGCCTGTAATTCCCCTCACAAACTCAAGGAAACCGAACAATGACCAAGCCACTGCCGAAATACCTGACCCTGACCGACGCCGGTATTACCGTGCGCCTGAGCCGTCCTACGGACATGAACGGGATGCAAACTGACTCCATCCACCTGCGTGCGCCGACTGTGCGTGACGTGCGTTCGGCGTCGACCACGGCCGCCGGCGATGAGGAACAAGCCGAACTGAACCTGTTCGCCAGCCTGGCGGAGGTCGGTGCCAAGGACTTGGAAGGCCTGGCACTCAAGGATTACACCCGCCTGCAGGCTGGTTACTTTCGCCTGGTGCAGGACGACGAAGTTTGACCCAAGGGTGCAAAAGGGGCTGGCCAAGCGGCTGGCCACTGAGCTGGGTTTTTCGTCCGGTGAAATCATGACCATGCCATGGTCCGACATGGTCTGGTGGCTCACGGACTGAGCCGCTAAGGGGGTTACCGATGGCAAGCAAACTGGCGTTATCGCTGGTGATTGGCGGCGCGGTGGCGTCGTCAGTCGGTGCAGCTTTCCGCACGGTAGAAAGCGGCATCGACAAGCTCAAGAAAAAGGGCGACAAGGCCAAGGTGCTGCAAAGCACCATTGGCGAAACCATGAAGCTGCAGGCTGAGTGGAAGCGGGCGCACGAAACCGGCGCGGCCAGTGCTGACAAGCTGCTGCGCAAACTCAATGGCAACCTTGATGCACTGCGCAAGCAAGGCGTGGAGGTTGGACGCCTGGGCCGGGAGTATCAACGCCTGGGCCGGGACGCCAGAGCCGCCGACCTGCAGGTGAAAGGGCGCGAGCAAATCGCCGCCGGCCGGGCCTCGCTCAAGTCCACCGTAGGGGCTGCTGCAGTGGGCATCGGCCTGACCGCCGTACCCACCAAGATCAGTGCGGACTATCAAGCGATCATCCGTGACATTGCGATCAAGGCAGACGCGGCCAACCAGCCTGAAGAAGTGCAGCTAAGCCGCAATGTCATTCAAACCTCGAATGACACCGGCATGGCCCGCAATGACGTGGCCGACCTGATCAACCAGCTGGTCGGCGCCGGCATGGAGCTGGACAAGGCCATGGCCTACTCCAAGACGGCGGCCAAGTTCGCGGTGGGGCAGGGTGCATCGGGCGTCGACACGGCCAGCATGATCATGGCGCTGCAGCAAAACGCCAAGATCACCGACCCCAAGGTGATGCAGCAGGCCCTTGAGGCCATCGCGTATCAGGGCCAGGCGGGCAGCTTTGAAGCCAACGACATGGCCAAGTGGTTTCCGCAGCTGCTGGCGGGCATGGAAAAGAACGGCATTACCGGCCTTGATGCTGTGTCGTCGCTGGGCTCGATGCTGCAGGTGCAGATGAAGACTGCAGGCAGTTCGGACGAGGCGGCCAACAACTTCAAGAACTGGATGGAGAAGATCGGCGCCGGCGACGTGGTCAAGGCGTACAAAGACGCCGGGATTGATTATCAGTCCTCGCTCAATACCGGCCTGCAGAAGGGCATGAACGTCATTGAAGCGTCCATGGGCCTGGCCATGCAGTATGTGGAGGCGACCGACCCGGCCAAGGCCAAAAAGATCAAGGATGCTCAAGCCAAGATCGACAAGCAGGTCGATCCGGAAAAGGCCAAGGCAGCGCTTGAGGCCCTGGAAAAGACCCTGCGCACCGGTGACCTGTTTGCCGATATGCAGGTGAAAGCGGCGCTGACTGCCTACGGTCAGAACCGAGGGCTGTACAACGAGCTTAAAGCCGATTCGATGAAGGCAACCGGCATCCTCGACAAGAACCTGGCCGAGCGGCGCGAAACGTCGGCACAGCGCTGGTCTGAGCTGGTGCAGTCCACTGATGACGCTATGCGCAGCATCGGTGATGCCATCCGACCGGCGACCGATGCGTTCGCTACCGGCGCGACAGTTGTGGCCCGCTGGGTCACCAAATTGTCGGATGATGTACCCCAGTTGGCCATGGGGCTGGCAGGGCTGGCCACCGCTGTTGGGACGGTGTTTGCAGCGCGCAGCGCGGCCAGGGTAGGCCGGGGCGTGTTCAACGTCGCACGCGGTCGCGCCTGGGGATATCGCCGTGCAGGCAAGCTGCCAGGCGGGCCCGAGCAAGCGACGGCGCCCAAGACCGGTCGCCGGGTGGTCGACGCCGGCTTGGGCGCACTGGGCAAGGTGCCGGGGGTGCCTGCCAGTAATGACCCTGCGCAAACGCCCGGCAACGAGCCCATGCGCGTGTTTGTGGTCAATGCTGATGCCTTCGGCGGGTTGAGCCCTTCCGGGCCTAATTCAGGCCCTGGAGGCGCTACACGGGGGCGTCGGGTGCGCCGCCGGCGCCGGGCGGTTGCGCCGGCCCCTGTACGCTCGCCGCTGGGCGTGCATCGGCCGGTACCAGCTGCAGTTAAGTCGCCAGTACGGCTAACCCCTGTGGTCGCCCCGCCGGCGGCCATCAAACCACCGGCTACTGCGCCAACGATGCCCGCACCACGGCCGCCCGTTGCCATGGCATCGCCCGTTGCGCCAAAGGTCGCCGCACCACCGGTGCCGGTAGCGCAGCGCCTGGCGCCGGCGTTACCCGCTGCAGGCGTTTCTAAGCTGGTCGCCGCCCCGGCGGTGTCTGAACTGAGCCGCCTGGGCCAGATGGTGCGTAGTGTGCGTGGCGTCACCAAAGTGGCAGGCAAGCTGCCTGGTGGCCAGGTCGCAGACGCCATTCCCGGCGTGCTCGATACGGCACTGAACGCACGGACTCGCGACGAGAAAGCCGAGGGTTATGGCGGTGTGGCCGGGGGCATGGCTGGGGCATGGGCGGGCGGTATCGCCGGCGCCGCCATCGGGTCCGTGGTGCCAGTAATTGGTACTGCCGTTGGCGGTGCTATCGGCATGGCCCTGGGCGGCCTCGGTGGCGAGTCCCTGGGCGGGTGGTTGGGCAAAACCTGGTTCGGTGATGACAAGGACAAGCCCCAGCAGGAGCAGGAGCCAGTCAACGGCCTGGCCGCGCCAGCGCCCCAGGCGCCGGCAGTAGCCACGCCGGTGCTGGCAATGCCGGCGCCGGTGGTCGAAGCGCCCAAGCCTTTGCCGCCTGTGCTAGCGCCGCCGGTGGTGGTCACCTCTGCGCCGGCGCCGAAAGCGCCTGACCCAGTACCGGCCGCGCCGGCGCCAGTGGCAAGCCCGCCGGCGCCGGTCAAGCTGGCGCCTGAGCCAGTAGCCCGTCCGCCAGCGCCTGTTGTCCAGGGCATGGCGCCGCCGGCGGCGCCAGTGTCCGTTCAACCGCCTGCTGTTACGGTAACGGCACCGGGCGCCAAAGCGTCTGCGCCTACGCCCGCTGTGAAGATCGAGGCGGGCGCCGCACCGGCCCCGGCACCTGCTGTGCCCAACAAGCCCAAGGTGTTCGAGCGCTTGCGGCCCGAGCCTGCGCGGGGTCTACGCCGTAATACCGCCGAGCGGGCCGAGTCGATGGGCGATGTGGTGCGCTCGCTGGTTGAGGTTGCGGCGCCTGTCGCTGCAGCGCCAGTACCACCGCCGCCCAAGCCTGCAGAACAGGCTAAGTCGGAGCCGCCCAAGATTGAGCAGACCTTTTCAATTGCGCTGAGTATGCCGGTCACTATCGAGGGGGATGTGAAAGACCCTTACCAGACAGTGGCCGCCATGGAAACGCCGTTGCGAGGCCTGTTTGAACGCCTGCAGCGCGAGTTTGCAGGCAACCGCTTTAGCGCCCAGCTGTACGACGAGGCGCACGTATAAGGAAACGCGATGGCTTACATGGAGCTCATGAAATCAACGCTATCCTCATTGGTGGCGGCCGGTGAGGCCGGTCGTACCAGTGTCGACGGCATGTTAGGGCCGCTCAACGGCGCCGTCAGTGACATGACCGGTGCCGCGTCCGAGCTGGATAGCTTGCCGATCATTGGCCCCGCAGTCGGCGCAAAGCTGCAGCGTACTTTGCGAGCCATCAACGCCGCCCAGTCCACTGTGGGCACGGTGGCGTCGAAATACAGCCAGGTCACAAGCGCCGCCACCCAGGTGCGCGAGCGTTTGGGTACGCTGAGTGAGCAGGCCGGCAAAGCGGGCTCGGCCATCAACCGCATGGCCGGCAAGGTCAGTCCGTCGCTGACGGGCATTTTGCCCACCAGCACGTTTGGCACCAGTGCCACGCCGGCAGCGGCAGCCGTAACGCCGTTCCCGCATCTGCTGATTCTGCAGCCGCTCAAGGCAGGCTCGCAGCCCTATTACTTCAACCTCAACACGGCCGCGTTCGACGAGCTGCAGCGGCGGACTGCGTTCCGCTGGGCTGGCCAAGAACGACTGTCCCGCGATATCGCCCAGCAAGGGGTGGGGCAGGGTGAGGATACGCTGACGATCAAGGGGGCGGTGTTCCCGTTGTTCAAGGGCGGGATCAGTCAGCTAGACGCGCTGCGCACGATTGGCCGGCAGCTGATGCCGGTCAGTCTGACCACCGGCTACGGCGCAGTGCTGGGCAACTGGTGCTTGCGTAAAGTCGATGAAGATCAATCGTCCTTGCTCGCCGGCGGTATCCCGCGCAAGCAAGGCTTTACCTTGGAGTTCATCAAATATGGCGATGACCTGCAGAACGTCTGACGGTGACGTACTAGACACGCTTTGCCAGGCCTATTACGGGCATTTGAATGGCACCGTTGAAGCAGTAATGGAGGCCAATCAAGGTCTTGCAGAGCAGCGGCAACCCTTCCAGGCAGGGCTGTTGATCATGTTCCCTGATATGCCCGCGATCACGCCTGATGCGGAGCACATCACCTTGTGGGATTAGATCGCGGATCCTCCAACCGACCCCGCCACGTGCGGGGTTTTTCATTTTCGGAGTGCACATGAAACCTTCGTTTCGAATAGTCGCTGACGGCCGGGACATCACCGCGCTGATCAACGACCGCTTGCTGCTGCTTCGCACCTTGGACAAACCCGGTATGGACTCAGACGAGTTCGAACTGCGCGTTGACGACCGCGACCAGGCCGTCACGCTGCCTAAGCGGGGCGCCAACATTGAAGCATTCATGGGGTACGAAGGCCTGGTGCTGGCCCGCCTCGGTAGCTACCGGGTGGACCAGGTCGAAGTAACTGGCCCGCCTGACACCATTACCCTGCGCGGCAAGGCCAGCGACATGCGCGGCAGCGGCAAAACTACCCGGAGCGGCAGCTGGGAGAACGTGCCGCTCGCGCAGATCGTCAGTGACTTAGCTGCGCGCAACGGGTGGAAACCTGGCTGCACCGTGCAGACCAAGGTGGCCCGCGTCGACCAGCGCAACGAGTCCGATTTTAACTTCATCACCCGCCTGGCCAGGCAGTACGACTGCACGGCCAAGGTGGGCGACGGGCAACTGCTGGTCATGCCACGCCAAGGTGGCAGCACCCCCGGTGGCAAGGCCTTTGGTGCCATCACCATCCAGCGCAGTGATGTAAACCGCTACAGCTTCCGCCTAGGCGACCGCACCGCGCAGAAGGCCGTGAAGACGCAGCATCAAGACAAGAAAACCGGCGCGCTCAAGGTCGTGGAGCTGGGCAACGACGAAGCGCCCGAAGGCCTGCCCGCCGTGCACACCGACCGCCATATCTACCCGGACAAGGGCGCTGCCGAGCAGGCGGCCAAGGCCCGCTTGGCGGCGTTCAACCGCAGCACCGCAGGCGTGCGCCTGGAAATGCTCGGACGCACCGACCTCTTTGCAGAACGCTCGATCAACGCCCAGGGCTTCAAAAGCGGGCTCGACGGCGAATACCTGGTGGACAGCGTGGAGCAGGTGTTCATGCCCTCGGGCTGGTCGACCACGGTTGAGTGCAACGGCGGCAAGAAGGGCAAGGCGAAAGCCAAGGGCAAGAAAAAGAAGCAGACCAAACCACTACGCACCGTGGACGTGTCTGCGGCGTAACCCATCACTCTGGAGACAAGCGATGCCAATCAGCGAGAAGCAGTTGTTACAGATCCTCCCGAACGCCGGCCGCAAAGCCGGCGTTTTTGTTCCCGGCCTCAACGCCACCATGGGCAAGTACGCCATCGTTACGCGCCTGCGCATGGCTGCGTTTCTTGCTCAGATCGGCCATGAGTCGGGCCAGCTGCAGTACGTCCGCGAACTCGGCAATGACAAGTACCTGTCCAAGTACGACACCGGTCGCCTGGCCCAGCGGCTTGGTAACACGCCTGAGCCGGATGGTGATGGCCAACTCTATCGCGGCCGAGGGCTGATTCAGGTGACGGGGCGCTCCAACTATGAAGCCTGCAGCGAAGCCCTATTCGGGGATAGCCGGCTGCTGAATACGCCAGAGCTGCTCGAGCATCCGGTGTACGCATCCATGTCGGCAGGCTGGTTCTGGCAGAAGGAGGGCTTGAACAGCCTGGCCGACAAGGGTGACCTCCTGGCCATCACCAAGCGCATCAATGGCGGGACCAATGGCCTGGAGGATCGAAAGGCCATCTACGCGCGAGCGCTTGAGGTGCTGCAGTGAACGGGTGGATCTCCCGCCTATTGGCTGTCGCGACGCTGCTGCTCGCCTGTGCGGTTGGCGCCCGAGCAGCTTGGGTTTGGCAGGCTAACGCATACAACGCGCAGCTTGCTGAGCAGGCAGACGACTACGGCAAGCAGCTGGCAGAGAAGGATCGTATCAACGGCCTAGAGCGGGAGAGGGCGGCTGCCGCCGCGCTCGATCATCTAGCTGAACAACAGCAAGCCCGTGGCGCCCTGGAGGCTCGCCTGCAGGCCCAGGCACAAAACCACTGGAAGGAGATGGAAGATGCGCAACAAACTCAAGCTCGCCTGCGTGACCGGCTTGCTACCACTGATCTGCGGCTGTCAGTCCTCGTCGACTCAGGAGGCGTTGCCCGCTCGGGTTGTGACGGTGGGGTGCGAGAAACCGCCGGCACCGGAGGCGTGGTACCTGGCGCCGTTCGCGCCCAACTTGACCCAACGCATGCTCAACGAATTATCGCAATCACCGATGAAGGCGACCGCGGACTAATCGCCTTACAGGCCTGCCAGGCCTACGTCCGCGAAATCACCAAGCAGTAAAAGAGGCGAGCCGGGAAGGATGCGTCAACATCCAGCCTGGCCCACCGAACCCGCAGACCCTTCCTGCAAGTCCAGCCGTGGCCTCTGCCTTGTGCACAAAGCGCGGCGAGCCTAACACCTGTCTATTCATACAGTAAAGACTTGCAAACTTATGACTTCTCCTATCATCCCCTGGATGGGCGGCAAACGCCGCCTGGCCGACCGCTTGATCCCTCTCTTTCCCCCTCACGAATGCTACGTTGAAGTCTTCGCCGGCGGCGCTGCGCTGTTCTTCATGCGTCCGCAGCCCGCTCCGGTGGAGGTGCTGAACGATCTCAACGGTGACCTGGTCACCCTTTACCGCGTTGTGCAGAACCACCTTGAGGAGTTCGTGCGCCAGTTCAAATGGGCGCTTAGCTCGCGGCAGATCTTCGAGTGGCAGAAGATGACGCGACCCGAAACCCTTACCGATATCCAGCGTGCTGCTCGATTTTTCTATCTGCAGCAGCACGCTTTCGCCGGCAAAGTCACTGGGCAAACGTTCGGTACCGCTACTACTGGACCAGCTATCAATCTGCTACGTATCGAGGAGAATCTATCCGCCGCATGGCAACGCCTAGCCGGCACTTACGTTGAGAACTTACCCTGGCACGCCTGTGTCGAGCGTTACGACCGAGCACATACGTTCTTCTACATGGATCCACCTTATTGGCAGACCGCTGGCTATGGGGTGGACTTTCCCTTTGAGGAGTACGAACGCATGGCTGACTTCATGCGTCAGTGTAAGGGCAGGGTGATGGTAAGCATTAATGATCATCCAGACATTCGACGTACTTTTGAGGGATTTCATTTAGAATATTTAAGTATACGATACAGCAGTGCGAACCAGCGGCAGTGCAAAGCGGAAGTGACTCGTGAGTTGGCGATTATGAACTGGGAGCCTGGCGGGCTTGGAGGGTTATTTTGATTGTTTCCATTCGTATTGAGGAGAATAGCGGTGGCGATGTGCAGTACGGCACACCGCCGTGAAAATTGCTAACAGCAATTGGGATGCTAAAAGCGGTAAGTCTCAATGATTTTTTTGTTGGTCTCTGCAGCCTCATGATACCATTTGAGACTCCAGTGCCACTCTTCTGTTCTGGGTGAGCAGTCCTTGCAATTTTTGCAATGCTTGTTTTTGAAACTGTACTCGGAAGCTGCGGGGATCCCATGATAAAGGTCTTTCAGGTATCCCCCGGTTCCCATCGCAAATTTATGCTTTAGGCATATCAGTAGAGACATTCCTCCAGCTGAATGCATTTGGAGAGATTGTGCGACTATACCGGCAGGGCGGTAGTCTATAAACAGGTGTGTGCATTCTTTCATTATATCGGTTGGGTCGTAATTGCTGAGTGCTACAGAGACGATTTGTCCAAGATCGTCATCGGTGTCGTCAGGATCCATTCCGAGGTTTTTTGCCATTTCAACAAAATACGACTTCTGCTCGTCAATACTTGCATCGATGAAGGATGTAGGATTGAGTCGACTTCTGCAGTGATCTTCGATTTCAGCAAGTGTTGTCGAAAGGTTGGGCATCTTCTCGATTATTATCTCTCTGGCGTCTTCTCTTAGAGCTGTCCTGCTTGGGTCAGAAGCCATTTGGTGGAATAGGCGAGTAACTTGGTAGGTGTTATTGGTTTGAATGCCATAATGAAGCATGAAGAGTGTCAGGCTGTTATGCCAGTCTGTTAGGAATTCGACTGACTCAGCGGTGCCTCTCTTTTCATGTATTTTTTGAAATATAATTATTGATGGCGTTACTTCGATGAATAAGTCTGAGAGTATATGATACTGCCCGTCCCTGAATAATCTATTGCAGTGGTCAATGAGTTTTTGCAGGGCAAGGCAGCAAGCTCTATAGATTTGATGTGTTTCATTATTGAAAATTAATTTTTCAATAGTGGCGTCACTGAAATTATTGGTTGCATGGTGGGCTGAAAAAAGTTTGTCTGTGAATGCCTTGAATTGCGTTCGGCGTACTTTGCCGATTGCGATGATTCTCAGTGGTTTGGATCGACCGAGTCGAGCTAAGAAAATTAAGTTATGACAGATCGTGATTAAATTCTGAAAATAATCTTGCTGGCTCTTGGTGTGTGGAGATATCTGGAAAGCTTGCCAGTAATACAGGGCGGCGATAAAGCGGTCTTCTGCAGGAACTACAGGTGAGGCTGCAACAGCGCTTGCTTTGCTGTAAAGGGCACTATAGTCCTTGGCGTGAAAAAGGTTATCTAATTGTTGGTGGAAGGCCTTGTATAAAGCGTTTCCTATTGTGTTTATTTTTTGGTCTAAATCCGCGGGTGTCATGCTAGGATATTGTGCTACTGCAGCTTTAATTCCGAGGATGCTAAGATGGTCCCAGCATTGATTTACTGCGTAGAGTAGTTTGCTGGCCATCTCGGGGGATCCTCTTGATAGAGAGTTGTCTGTCGATAAATGAACTTGAATATATTCTTGGTTGCCTGAGTTAGAAAGCCTGCGTTTCAAGTCTTCATCAATTGTTAAAGCTTTCCAAAATATTTTTTGGGTCGATACTTCAACTACAACAAGGATGACGGGGATTTTGAAGTCGTAGTAGTATTTGAGTCTCTCCGTTGTTAGGGTGAAAGATAGCGTCTGCCCGCTATGTATATACGTGGATTTTTCTTCTCCCTTTATTTGGACTTTGAAAACACTTTCTTTGCCGAGTGCTTTGCCATTTGTATCTTTTAATTCAATTTCCCCATCTATGCCAAAGTCATTCTGATCTTCTTGATCCCGAAATATCCAGGCACTTGGCAAATTGTATGCAAAAATCCGCCCTGCTTCGGTCCCAATTTCCCCTGCGTTCATTAGTCGTGGTCCTGAAAATTCGGTTCTATGAGTTCCTGTGACGATTTCTACCATATACTTTCGAAACAGATACAACAGTCGAGTGTGGCATGTGCACCCATAATAGAAGCATTGAGGTGTGATGGGAGTCTATCTAGCACAACCTTGCTGACATGCCAAGTGTACGTGGAGTGGCAGTTCCATACTGAGCAGGATTGGGTGGCAATAGAGCGGTACAGACCTCAGCCTGCCTCCTCCAGGGCGTGCATTTTGCAGGCCTTGAAATACATCCCTCGGTCCGTCATCTAGACGGTGTAGGTGGGCTGGCTTGGCCCCACCTGGCTCATTGGAAATGTCATCGTGTGGGGCAAAAATGGGGCAAACCTAGCGCCGATCTATGCCCGTCCACGCCCTCGAAATAGATAGCAGAAAACCGCTAGAAAGGCGCACGCCCCTGAGTGTGCGGGGCTTTGGTGCTTGCTTCTCGATACTCCAGCACAATCGGGGTGTGTGCGTGGTGGTGGCACCGGCCATTAGCTGGTGGGCGCGGAATGTCTGCCTCGCGTACACTCAAGGTCGGAATGCAAAGAAGGCGCTCAAGCCGTGATAGTTCGGGGTATGGGAGCCTTTTCACGTTTCAGCTGCGGCACAATTGGGGTGTGTTAATCAATCAGCTTCTTTATTAGGTTCTGCGCGTGGTGAGTAATAAGAACGGTCATGAAGTGATCAAAGATAGAGTCCGTAGGAGCCTTTTTGTTTTGATGCCAGCGTAAGTAAAAAAGGAAGCTGGGCTCTAGTATGTAGACAGTTCGGTCGCTTTTGCTCCATTCAAGTAGATTAAATCTGCGAGACTGTTGGAAGGTTGCAAGTGAGGAAAGGGTGCTATTGATTGATGCTGGGGGAGGAGTGTCTTCTGGTTGCAGGCCGGCGTTTTTCAGGCGCTCATCAATCTCGGTGCGCGTTAGATTGAAAGAGGGTGGGTCTTGCACGAATAGGGCTAGGATGATGGCGTAAGTATCATATTTTCGCGCAGCTTTCCTTGGGCCGTTGATCAGCTGGTTATGCCAGTGCTCAAAATGCGTATAGCGTGTTTTGGCAACATTGTGAAGGGCGGTGTGTGTGTCAGTATTTGTAAAGGTTATCGAAGAGGTTATATCCCAAGATACTATTCCCCGATCTGTAAATAACTGGGCGCAGATTTGCTGGGTGATAATTGGCAGTCCCGCGCTTTCTTTGGCTATAAGGCGAGTGACCAATCTGTTGTTGGAAACGTTCAGAAGGTCAAGGCCTTTGATAGCGATTGCCTCTAGGTCTATGTCTGACCAGCGCTTTAAATCAATGTGCTTGATGCGCCCGATTAGGTCTGGGTTGGCAACGGCCAAATCAACCCCGTGGTGAGTTGTGCCAACTACTATTACAGATATTTCATTGTCCGTGAATATTTTCCATTGCTGGAAAATTTCCTTCTGGACACTATCTGATAGGTAGTGGAAATCTTCAACCACCAGTACGGCGTTTGAATTTTTTAATAGCGGTACAAGGTGGGTGGGAGAGGGTTTTGCAAGGATTGCCTCTTTGAGATCTTTGTCTGAGTTAGAAGCGTTTGTTTCTGCTGAAAGGGTGCCTTTCAGGTTTGCTAACCAAGCCCAGCCAAGACTGGTGCTGATGGATCCGCTAATTTTTGAGCCGGTGGTATTTGAATTTTCATGTGTCTTGAGTCTTGAGAAATCCAAGTGCTCCAATGGGTAATTCCAGAACTCATCGCTTGTTAATGACGCGCTGCACCTGACGCGAATAGGGGTTTTTCCAAGATCATCTAGAACTTTGTTATATAGGCTGGTCTTGCCTGTCTTTGAGGATCCAGTCAGTAAACAAAGTACGCCCTCCTCTAGCAAGCCTTGTTTTAATTCAGTCTCATATCTTCCTCTATCTCTAGGGATGTATGTCTCTGAGGGAGTTTTTACGCCACTGAAGATTGAGCTAATCAATACCTGCTGCATGTCGCTGCATTTCCATCGCTTGGGTAACGGGAGCATAAGCTTCCGATGTAGTGATTGGAAAGGGATGTGTAACGCACAGGGGGAGGATGGGCCCTAATGATGGTACAAAAATGGTACTAGCTAGGGGCTGTTTGGCTGGAGGTCCTGTAATACGGGGGCTTCAGGAGGCAACTGCCCAATCCATCATCGGTGCAACGCTGAAGCGGCGGGAAGGCTCAGGGCGCGTGATTTGTGGCTTTGAGGCTGATTCTAGGGGCATTCTGATCTACGCAATTTCAATCGTTTTTCCGGGATTTTCATGGCGTTCTGGTGTGACATTGGTGCGATGTACCAACGCCAATAACGCTTGTACCACCGGAAATCATGGTAACGATTAGAGCAAGGAAAAAGGCTGGTTGAACGGTTGTGTTACCCGTCCAAGTCAGCCTTAACAAAAAGGATGTCCTAGTCTACCAAGAAGTCCAGACATTCGTCCGCAAGCAGGCAGCACAGGTCTGGGCAAAGCGACGACAGACCGAGTTGGCCGTGTCTAGTGCTGTCGAGCGAGCCTACCGTGGAGGGCACACGGGCAAGGACATGATTAAGATCGGCAGCGACGTGTGGTGACATCTGCCGGATGAGGCTAGGGCGATTGTGCAAAGCATGTCACGCTTGTTCACGGAGATCTCCCTTACCACACCGATTCAATTTGCACGGCCTAGTCCATGACATACAAGGGGGTTAGCGTGGAGGATCTGCATTTTCATAACCTGCGCGATGAAGATGTGAACAGGTTGTTCCAAACGGCCTGGGTTATCACGCATGTTTCGAGTGGGCCCGGCCATTGTGACTGACATTCGCTGCGGCGTTACACCCATCTGAGAGGGGGGCGATATGAGGAGTGGAGCCGGTGAGAACGGATCGTCCATGCGTCGGTCAGCGCCACTCGAATTTGTTTTGATGATTCGATGCAACGGAGCTGATTAGCCCAATGGACGGTTAGACCGGCCCGCAGAGACCTTTATCTACTCTTTTATCACCGCTTTGGGTCTATCCGATTGGTAGGGTGGCCGCTTTCAACCCGCTGCGGTCCCTCACCCTCCCCGAAACCCTGCCAAAACCTATTACTAATGTGGCCTACAGGCAGATTGTAGGTGGTCGCAATTAAGCGCAATGAAAAATTCGAAAAACTCTCAGCTAGTGACATCGTGCTCTAGGTCTAAATTGTCGTGCTTCGAGCTGATACTATTTCGGCCAATAATGCTGAGTTTCAAAACTTTCAGAAATATCCAGCGCCAAACTTTAGGAAGCATAGAGTGAAACAGGCGGCGAGCAGGAGTTATCGGCAGAAGCAAGATCCAAACTATACTGATAACAACGCTGACAACTAAACCGACTGGCATCAGAACAATTTTTGTAAGATCTTGAAGGAATTCTAACGCAGAAAAAGACCTCTCATATGTATGGTGTTTCAGTAGCGCATCGGAAATAACGTTAGTCCCAATTGCTCCTGATACGAATGGAAGCATGTAGGCGAATACCAAGTGGTAACGCTCAAGTCGAGACAGTACATTGTGCGACACATAGCCTGAAGATTGCCATTTCTTACATAACTCCAATATATCGAGAAAAGCAATGTGTCCAAAGACACCGATACCAATAAAGCAGATTCCAAGCATAAATACAACTGGGCGTGTAAGGTTAAAGCTAATCAGAAAATTGAATAGCCATAATAAAGGTAGTGCGAGGCATGCTAAGAAAAAAAGTAACATGGATGGAGAAAACAAAATATCAAGATTCATGAGTGTTTGCCTAACAGTGCTCTTAGTGTCATTGCTAATTGTGCATCAGCAGGTGCTGGTTGTTCAAGTATTTACTTCGGGCAGCCACAGCTTGTGGCAAGCCCCGAAAAAAGATTTGCCTCTAAGGCTAACTTTGGGCTTGGGGCATTGCTTAGCTTCCGCATTTTTCGTCGTCGTTTCCTTTCTGGTTGACATACACCGAAGCGCTGCGACTATGCAAGGCGAGAATCAGACCATATCAAGATCACTGTAATATAGCGAGAAAAAGCCGTACCCATTACGTGGGGCGACTAGTAAAGCCGAGCTTTCCGCGCTCTAGCAAGCAACGAGATAGGGCGCACCCTCCATCACTAGAAAGGCTGATGGTACTGTGGGTGGTGATTAGTCCGAGTTGAGGCTCGCTTCAAGCTGGCAATCGTCCTCCGCCATTGGCAGCTATAGGACGAAAGCGGTCAGTATCGTGTCAGGGATTAGGGGAATCCGGCCGTCGCCATCCAGCCCATTCAGAGAGCAAGTCAATGGATGCCGATTGTAGGAGGCCATCAACTTTAATTAGCTTAGGTGAGTTTGACTGGGTGGAGGAGCGGACGCTGCTATATGGTTCGCTATAGACGACTGGGAATGACCTTGGGTCGCAGTCCTCGTATCAGCACGCACGTCACCACTCATTCAATTACGCACACTCTTTGCGCGCAGCATCACGCTGCTGGTGCATCTAAACGACTAGATCGGCAATATGTCTGCCTCGGGCGCTCTTCTGGCTCAATTCAAGTCGGTTATAGGTAGCTCGATCTTCCCAGGCAGCACCTTGCGTTGGGATATGAGCCGCATGAGGTGCGTAAAGTAGTCAGCGGATACCCGTCCGAGTGAGATGATCGCCGTACCGTTGTACAACGCCATCAAAACAGAGACTGGGATCACGCCTGCCCCTTCTGTCGACGGCATGTTAGACACCGGTCACCGGGCCCAGCGTCTCGACAACACGCCTGAGGCGGATGGGGATGACCAACTCCATCTCGGCCGGGGCCTGATTCAAGTGACTGGCCGTTTCAGCTATGAAGCTTGTAACGAAGCGCTGTTGGGAAATAGCCGGTTGCTAAATACGCCAGAGCTGCTTGAGCAGCCGGTCTACGTATCGATGTCGGCAGGCTGGTTCTGGCAGAAGGAGGGCCTGAACACCTTAGCCGACAAAAGTGACTTCCTGGCCATCCCTAAACGCATCAACGGCGGTACCAATGGCCTAGAGGATCGAAAGGCCATCTACACGCGAGCGCTTAAGGTGCTCCAGTGAACGGGTGGGCCATCCGTTTGGTGGTTGTCGGGGCGCTGCTGCTCGCCTGTGCGATGGGGCCCGTGCAGCTTGTGTCTGGCAGGCTAACGCAGACAACGCACAGCTCGCCAACCAGGCCGACGACTACGGTCAGCAGTTGGCAGAGAAAGATCGTATCAACGGCCTGGAGCGGGAGAGGGCGGCTGCCGTCGCGTTTGATCGTCTGCTGAACAACAGCAAGCCCGCAGCGCCCTGGAAGCCCGTCTGCGGTCTTAGGCACAAACCCACTGGCAGGAGATGCAAGATGCTCGACAAACTCAAGCTCGCCTGCGTGACCGGCTTGCTACAACTGATCTGCGGCTGTCAGTCCTCATTGACTCAGGAGCCGTCGCCCGCTCGAGTTGTGACAATGGGGTGCGAGAACCCGCCGGCACCGGAGGCGTGGTGCCTAGCGCCAAACGCGCCCAACTTGACCAAGCGCATGCTCAACGAATTGTCGCCCATCACCTATGAAGGCGACCGCGGACTGATCGCTTTGCAGGCCTACCAGGCTTACGTCCGCGAAATCACCAATCAGCAAAAGATGCGAGCGGGGAAGGATGCGTCAACATCCAGCCCGGCCCACCGAACCCGCAGACCCATCCTGCAAGTCTAGCCGGGCCTCTGCCTAGTGTACAAAGCGCGGCGAGCCTAACACTTGTTTATCCATAACAGTTAAGACTTATATACCTATGACCTCTCCAGTCATCCCCTGGATGAGTGGCAAACGCCGCCTAGCCGACCGCTTGATCCCCCTCTTTCCCCCGCACTCGTGGAGGTGCTGAATGATCTCAACGGTGACCTGGTCCCCCTCTACCGTGTTGTGCAGAACCACCTGGTAGAATTCGTGCGCCAGTTCAAATGGGCGCTCAGTTCGCGCCAGATCTTCGAGTGGCAGAAGATGACGCGCCCCAAGACCCTCACCGATAACCAGCGCGCCGCCCGGTTCTTTTACCTGCAGCAGCATGCCTTCGGTGGCAAGGTCACCGGGCAGACGTTCGGTACCGCCACTACAGGGCCGGCCATCAACCTGCTGCGCATCGAGAAGAAGCTGTCCGCCGCGTGGCAGCGCGTTGCCGGCACCTACGTCGAGAACCTGTCCTGGCTCACGTGCGCCGAACGCTATGAACGAGCGCGCCCGTTCTTCTAGATGAACCCGCCTTATTGGCAGACCGCCGGCTGTGGCGTCGATTTCCCCTTTGACGAGTAGGAGCACATGGCCGACTTCATGCGCCGGTGCAAGGGCAAGGTGTTGGTCAGCGTCAATGACCACCCCGGACATCCGGCGCGCCTTCGACGGCTTCCACTTCGAGTGCTTAGATATCCGTTACAGCAACATCAACCAGCGGCAGGCCAAGGCGGAGGTGACCGGCGAGCTGATGATCATGAATCGGCAGCCTTGCTCACTAGGAGGCTTGTTCTGACCGAGGGATTGCAAAAGGTCATGAACCGAACCCCACCTGATCAAGGACAGCTGGCCTGCATTGTGATTGCACTGTGCCACCATCCCAGCAAGGAGCAATACCGATGAAGACCTGCACTATCTATGGCGACATGCAAGCCGACAGCGCCGCCGAGCAGTATCCGACCGTGCCGCTGTGCGACGACTGTGTGGCCGAGGATGCCAAGGCCGGCGAGAATCACCAGATCGTGACCAAGAAAAGCTATGACCCTAGCTATGGGGACACCTGTGACTGGTGCAGCACTACTGCCGAAGAAGAAGCTGCCGCCAAGACCTGATAACACCCTGCCCGCGCCCTGCGCGTAAGTGGTCCTATGTTCAATCGAGGCCCCAGTTCGCCAGAGCTGGGGGGGTCCTTTTGTCCAGGCGGCTCCCAAAACGGCCAAAACGGGCGACCGAAACGGCTAAACTGATTTGAGTGCACTTCACCCCCTCACCATAGGAGAGCCCCCGCGCGCGCCTCACTGGAGAAGATCAAAGCCGCTTACTGCGAGAAAGTGGCGTTTGGCTTGGCGCTCCTGCCGCCACATCTGCATGATGACCTGGCCTTGGTTGAGGCGGGTTTCACCCGTTCCCTCGCCGCCGCGCTGGCCGATGTAAAGCGCAGTCATGAAAACATGGCGTACATGCGCGGGGTGAACCTGGGCAGAGCTTTGGGCACGCTCGACACCGGTTGCTAGCTAGGCCTGATCATGGTGCAGCAGTATCAGAGTTTGCTGGGTGTGCTGGATCAAATGAAGCCGATTGGCGCCGCCGTGTCGCAGGCAACCCAGCGGATTCAGAAATAGGAGAACTATGATGGCGAACGACGAGTTTCTGCATGGCCTGGTGCCGCCGGCGTGTTATCACGGCGGGCTGCGCCAACTCCTGGCCGAGATGGCAAATGCCGGCACGGCGGTCAATCGCCTGATTACCCAGGCCCGCGTCGAAGCCCTGAAGCTGACGAAGGCGCTGGACAGCCCGCGCATCGAGCGCCTCTATCAGCTGGTGATCGACACCGTCACGGCGCGCCTTGACGTGCTGCAGCACGAGGGCGCCGCATGCCCTGATCAGCTGTTGTCATCGATAGACGCGAAAAGGCGCCCAAGCCCTGTGTTCAGAGGCTTGGGCGCCTTTTATCCTTCCACTACACCGCACTTGGTGTCTGATTCATTGTAA